AAAGAAACAGCTCCGGAATACTTGTTAGGTAGCCAGAACTCATGGAGCAGTCTTTAATTAGCTTGTTTTTAAATTTATAGTTGTGGAAAAATATTGACTGAACCCGTAGGAGTTGCTCATAGTAAACAACTGACCATCAATATTCTTGAAAACATATTTCAACTCGTTTCCCGCAAACTGGGCATGGGGAAAAACGCACTATAATCATCTCCTGCAGCTACGTAAATAAATATATTATCATTAGAACCTAAACTAGATAAAAGAGTAAGATTTTGATCAAATATATTTATACGCAGAGAATGCCAAGGATAAAAATCCATGGATCTTCTCCTATCAGCATAGAAGGGGATAGTTATTTCAGCAACATTATTCATGTGTCCCATAAACCATTGAACCGGGTAAGATAATCTCATTTGATTTGTAGTATCCCCTTTATGTAATAACTCAACAAATAAGTTATATTTAGCAGGGAAAATTATTTTACAACGAATAGAACCACTACGATAAGCATAGTGTCTATTAATTGTTGCAAATAAACTCTCCTCCAGTTTGTCAAAAGTATATGGAAAAACTGTGTTAGGTGTAATGTATGTATCTATTGTGAATCTTTTAGCTAATACTCTCAAGTTATTCACTTTCTCACCATTTATTTCCTGTGAAAAATCATGACGGTTAGCTGGAATTAAAGAATCTGCAATAGTAGGCTCAGTGTTGTCACAACAACCCTGCGCACAATACATGGGTGCTGCAACTTGAACGTCAGTATAACTGCGATAGACTATAACTTGAACAAAGTCTGCGACCGTGTCCGGATAATCTAATGGGGTCAACTGACCTATAGCCACAGTGCCCATAGACTTAACTGAATTCTTAAAAGGTACATTCTCCATATAAGGCACTGTAAAAAATACCCTATCAACCTCTGCTATATCAACTACTTTGGTATAAACCTTTGTCATATTATTTTCCATCTCCAAATCTGTTAAACTATTTATCGATGTTGGATAATATTGTATTAGGAATCTACCTGTATGAAATCTAGTCTTCACAAAAACTAGCTCATATTTAGCAGTATATCTAGCATAATTGAAACTAAATAGCACCATATCAGACTGATTAAAATTACCGCCCGAATTAGAAAATAAATAAATATGACCACTATTAACCCGAAAAGGAGCTCGAGCAGCTATATGTTTT